CATAATGGTTGCTGGTGTGTATGAAATGCGAATCAACCCGATAGAACCGAAAGGCTGCTATAAAGTCACCGTTTACTACATAAACAACGGTGATCCACACCAAACACCGAACAAGTTCTGTACAGAGGGGGCTGAATAGCTATGAAAGTAAGAATGGCATTGAACATAGGGCTTTCCGGGTGCAAGCGCGAGGAAGTGATCGAGATCCGGGATGAAGAACTAGGTGCCGCGTGATGGAGTACCACTTCAATCAACCTGAGAGACTTCCACCCGTAGGCTGCTGGCTTCTGATACAGTTACCAGACGGTAGTACCCTGAAAGTGCGCCGTACCGGGTACATAGCATCCAAGGATCGCCTCATGTCGTATCAGATGGAGGACGGCACGATAATCAACGCACGATTTAGGTGGACTTATACTTAACTGAGCGAAAGACTCCGGCGTTCAGGCCGGAGATGTAAGCGATTCTAGTCCGGGCGGTTCTGCTGCTCTATGTACTGTCTCAGACCAGCGTGAAGGTGTGGGAGAAAACGCGACTTGTCAATCCGTCCCGTACCGACTCCACCTCTACCCGGTGCTGTCCGGAGTAAACCGTAGGCCCCGGACGGATGGTCGCAGTAGTCACAGACAACCCGGTTTGCGTCTCTACCAAAGCGTTGCTGCTGTTGTAAACACGGACTGTGTAAGTGACGCCAGGCTCCGGCCCGATGTTGCCAGCCGTCCAGGCCGACAGAGGACTTACCGTCTGAAGCGTTCGGTCGCGGTGCGCCCAGGTGACGACAACATTGTTGCTTGCCGTGACGGTAGTCGGAAAGTACGACCCCGCGATCTTGACATTGCCGGGAGGGTATGGTCTGGCAAACCGGTTGTCCAGGGTGATACTCACCGCAGTAGCCGAACCGATTGCCAGCACTGACCCAGGACACCTGGTCAACGCCTTGTAGAAGACCTGCTCCCCACTCACGCGAACTTCTGCGTCATACCCGGCCAGACCGTCTGCCAGAATAAAGATACTCGCGCCTGCTGTGTGTGACTGAGGCAGGCTGTCCAGCACCCCGCGTCGTACCGTAATAGCTGTGTCACTGAAGGACACCAGCTCCATTATTTCCTCACCGACGTAGACCAGCCCTCCTGCTGCGATCTGGCTGAACAGGGACGGCCCGGAAATAGACAAGACCGTGGCTGAGTAGTCAACCGTAGTAACGAGTGTGCAGTGCGGGGTCCAGTTCCCATTGCCGATTGCGGTATAGGTACTGTTGTTCGGGGACTCCCGCATTTCGTAATTGCTGCTGCTCAACTGCGGGGTTTTCGCCAGCAACATACCGAAGCCGAACTCTGCCGCGTAGTCGTTCCGGTCGCTACTCGATGTCCGCTTCACTACGCTGTAGTAGGGTACCTCGACAGCCCGTTGGACGGTAGCCGGAAGTGCGACACCGCTGTTATCAACCCACCCCACAGGAGGCGAGGTTACGTAGGACACAGAAGGCAGGCCGAACACGTCCTCCACTGCCTCAATCCGGATAGTGGCCGACTCCAAATCCCCCACGTCCATAACGGCAACCCGACAAGCCAATCCGGAAATCCCGAGGTCCGGCCAGTTCAACACGAACACGTCGCCTTCATAGATACCGTAGGCTGCCCGAGTTGCAGTAATCGAGACTTTCGCCAGGCCCCGGCTGCGGCTTTGCAACTCGCGCTGTGCCACTCTCGCGGCCATGTCGGGATCACGAATACCGGGAAGCTCTATCTCCTGCGAGATTACCCTGCCCTGATTCTGGATGGACGCCAGGTCTTGCACCGTCACCGCGTCCAGCTCCCCATTATCTATACGAGTGTATTTTAATGTTACCTCGTTGACTATCTCCCCGGCTCCCGCCCTGCCAAGGCTTTCCAGGTTGCAGTTCGACGGGCTGAGAACCGGCAAGGTTCCCACGTCGTAGTCGTCCCGAATGACAGACAGGAAAAGCTGCCCGGTCGTGCGGTCCTGGTTCAACGCGCCGTTGAAGTGGCGCAGTATGGACGCCACGAAATCCTCAATAGTGGAAGTCTGGTTCCAGGACAGGCTTATCCCGAAGTTCTCAGTGAACAGAACGTCCGCCGCTGCCTTGAACCGCACATCGTCCAGATCATTTATGGGGTACCCAAGACCCCATGAGGCATTGGTCAGGCATTCGTAAATGATATGTACCGGGTTGGCGTCATTGCCTATCCTGGCCTTGGCTGGGTACCACTTAGGGTACCGCCTCAACTTGACTTTGGGAGGCTTGAAGTAGGGGTTTATAGCAGACCAGGCAAACCCGATTTGCGACAGGTACCCGCCGAAAAACATCGACATCACGCCCCGGTAGGCAGGAGACACGCCGAGCGCCCCTGATGTCGCCAGGGAGGCGGATAGTTTGGCCGGGGTAGTCTGCGTAGCTCCCCCCAGCATCACGTCAACCGTTCCCGTCCAGCCGCCCTCGCGTTCTTCGCCACCGAACAGGTTGCCTTGCAGGATGTCTATCTGGCCGTTGGCCGTCACCGATCCCGTCCAGGCTACACGCTCACCGCCTTGAATCTCTACTATCTCGTCAATGGGTCCGTGCGCGAACGTCAGCAGCACGTCCATGTAATACCAGTACCCAACGACGACATCCCCACCACCGCCACTACCCATTATTATTCTCCTTCACAAACGCTACCAACTGGATAGCCAGGTCATCGCCGGTAGCCAGAATAACCTCTTCCGGCAAGCCCTCCGCCATGAACAGCGACCAATCCAGTCCATGCCGGTTAAAGAACTCCCGCGCTCCTTTGTTGCAGTATTTCATCCGTCGCATGTCCATGTGGGTGATTATCACTTCTTGCCGCCTGACTTGACGATGGCCCGAGTGTTGGCGTTGCCCCAATACGCTATGTGCGGGTCTTTTATCCAGACCTCCCCGAAGACTACCGGTATCGGTGTGCCGTCTTTCGTAGCCGGTATGTCCAATGAACCTGCTGTCGGTGACTCGCTTTTCGGTTTGGGTGTAAGCAGGTAGGCGACAGCGTTTATCGCAATCGATATGAGTACGGCAACAAGTATTTCCACAACACCTCCTAATAGATTGGGGTACCATCAAACGGGTTTTTGGTTGGTGTGTGAGGGAACCCGCCGTAGTTTTGGTGATTGTTGAATTTGGCCTGGCAAATGCCAATGGACTTGTCGCACCCGGGGAACGCGCTCACCGTCAGCCCGACAGCCAGCCCTACTTGAGCGCCAAGCAACGTGAGTTGCCCGGTAGACCCTACGCTGGACAGAATCGCCCGGCGTTCCTGCGCTTGCGTAATGGGGTTTGTCCATTGGGCGTAGCCACCGGCAAACCGGTTGTCCGTACCGTGGACAGCCGCAGGCAGTAGCATGGTATTGGTAGTGAACGATGACACCGGACCCATGACTTTGTAAGTGGTGTTGCTCACCTTGCAGTCCGCACCGTAGAGGACGTGCGGACATTGGCGTTGGAAATTACGACGCAGGCCAAAGGTCTGAAGGGAAGTCCGGATCGGCTCACAGATCAGAGTCACTTCGGTCTGTGACCAGTCCACGTTGAGCACCCGGCCCTTCCAGATGACAGCCGTTTCGCCGTCCGTTCTGTGCTTGCGGTAGATGGTCAGCGACACGACACCAGACGGAACACCGGCTTTAAACAGTTCGGCTACCGGCAAGTCGCGCTGCGCCTTTATCTCAAGACTGGCTTTGCCGAGGTCTGCTGTGTACTCGATACCCGCCCGTTTGATCGCCCTGGCGAGGTATTCGATGACACCCACAACCACGTTGTCATCGGCACTTGTGTAGTAATAAGACGACACCCCGGCGTAGTTAAACTGGTATAACTCAACCGGAGTGCCTAAATAGGCGGTTTCAGCAGCCAAAAATGTCATCGACTTACTACCTGAAAGGTTAATTCACACTCAGCGACAGTGGTTGTCAACCACTTGAACGCCACCTGGTCGGACGCCAGCCGAACCAACGGGCAGACCGTAATCCGCTTTGCAGTCTGTTCAGTTATCAGGGTGCCAGGGCTGGTCGCAATCTGCACGTCAATCAGCCCCGAGAGGTTGAGACTGATGTCGGTCATGCGTCGGACGATGGTTCCTGCGTCGGTCGTTTCGAACAATACCGCGATGGGGTGACGCTGCGGGAAAATCCCCATGTCGGAATGGTTGTCGTGGATCTGGAAACCCGTCCCACCGCTGGCGAGGATACCGGACAACCGGAAGTCGTCACTGAACAAGTTAACGAATACCGGCGTGTGTCTGCCCTTCAACCGGCCCAGCATTGACCTGAACACCTCGATGTCGGCCCTACCGTCCAGCAGGTAGCGAAGACGGTACCCGGTGTTCGGGTAGTCGCGGCTGATCGCTCGCAGGGAGATACCCGCGAGGTAGTCTATTTCCTCTACCGGATAGTCGAACAGCAGATCCACGCCGCTTGCGTAATTCGGTTTGCGGTTGATGACCTCGTAGCCGTCCAGGGTGAGACTCGCTGCGGCAACAGGCAGGTACGGGTCGGTGTTCTGCGGGACTCCTGAAAAAGAGAAGCTGCCCTCCATCACACTATCAGTAAGCCGTCGCACGGTGAAGTTCTGCGGCATCTGCACGACGGCACCAGGGTAGACAGCCGAGCCTACGGCGAAAGCCGAACCCAGGGGCTTCTGAAGGCTTATCGTGCCGGTAGTCAGGCTGGCTATTTCGTGTGTCTCCACCAGATCACCCGCGTTGACGAATACGATACCGCCTACCGAAAATCCCTTGTTGGTAGTCACTACGTTGATAACGGTATCCCCGGCTGTTGCTGCCGTAGTGAGGGACGACTTGTCGGTCCAGACC